TTTGCTTCTAACTCCTGCTCTTGATAGAATAGTAAGTGTTGCGATTACAGATTTCAGCCTGAAGGTCACATTGGAGAGACTTAATGCCAAATCCCTCATTTCACCCGATGTTGAGCCTGTCGTGATGGCTACTTGCCCCAACTCAGCATTCATCTTTCGGGCATCAGCCACTAATTTAAGCCCAGCAACACCAACGGCTGTTATGGCAATCGCAGCAATGCGCATACCTGTCTGCATTCTCTTTCCCGCGGCATCAGTTTCATCACCCGCTTTACGCATACCTTGCTCGAATTGAGTTTTATCTAAACCTAGTTTGACGACTGCATCACCTACTGAAATCATTTCTTACTCACCTTTATTTTATTTCCTAATTGCTTGAAGAGTTCCTCATCTGAAACCTTGTCTCCATCCCCATGTCCAGAAATAAATTCGCGCTCCTTTTCTCTGCGCTTTTCTAGCTTCTCTATCATCAAATTACGAAGCTCATCTGTCCAGTTATTCTCGATATAATCAGGTGTGACATGCCATTCCGACATGAGGAACTCAAAGGTCTCGCCTATTGTGAGAGTTTCATTGTTATCCCCGTCACGCTTCGAGCTAAAGGGAAGGCCACCTCAAGGATGCTTTCAAAGGCTTTGGCCATCTCTTCATCGGTAGCAACAGCTTCTACCGCATCCCTTGGTAAATCCCTAGCATAGTCGAACACCAAATTAACAATCGTATCGGGCATACTCACGAATAGGCTATTTATTCCCTCCTGGAATTGCTCAGGTTTATCAGTAGTGGCATTAACGGCAGGGGATAATTGCCCCATCATTTCGGCAAGTTTTCTTCGCCATTCCCTAGCCTCTTTAATGACAAGGGGTTTTACCTTGTATTCAATACCCCCGAAGTAAACCAAAATTGGAGCTTGTGCTACTATTTGCTCTTCTGTTCTAGCCATGTTCCTCCTTATGCGGCGTTATCTACTATTGTGCAAACGGGAATATCCTGAGCCTTTAGAGCCTTGAATGATACCGGTATAATGGTCTTTTCTCCCTTCTTGTAACTCATACCCACGGTGCCACTGGCAACGGCCTTCGGGATATGAATAGCTCTCAAATATCCTGCTGGGTTAGTCCCTTCAATCTTCAGGTTCATGGTCTTATTCACACCATCCCCAAAGGTGATTTTATTACCCAACAGCACAGCACCGGCCATAGCATTATTTATATTCGTTAAGGAAGCCTCAGCCATATTACAGGTAACAGTTATCGATTCTTTTGTTATGGCGCTATCTATGGGGAAGGTTTCCTCATGGACCATGATGTCGGTTTCCTCAGCAGCATATTCTATATTCACGCCATCTTCGGTATAGCCAACTTCTGTGAAAGCACTACTCAAGGCAATACCGGGGCCGGTTCCACCTGGCTCTATTGTATAAACCGTGCCGTCTATTTCAACCGTGTCAATATAAGCGGTTCTAGCTGGAGTTGCTTCCCAGAGTTCAAGCCTCACTCTTTCAAGAATCCAAGCACCAGCATCAGTACAGCCCTGTGTATTGCAATCTGTGGCCATATCAGTAAGAGTAACCGATAAGTCCCATAGGAAAAACGGAGTACCATCTTCCGCATGTCCACCAATACCACAAAGGTCAGCGCCAGAGAGGGTTTCCTGTACCCATGCTTCAGGATCGGCTGGGGTTTTTGTTTGCTGGTTGACTACGGTTATTTCCGCCCAACCTTCAGAATTAGGGTCCTCAAATCGCATCTCAAATTGGACGTAATTCCCAACGGCTCCTGATAACCAATAGTAAAAACTGAAATCCGTTGGATCAGCCGCAACATGTGTCATTGTTATGCCTCGCGAAGTGAGTCCTGATAGTTCCAGATGGGTACTCCCTGCATTACCAGAACCATTCTTGTAGAGTTTTACCGAATGTGTACCGGCCTGAACATAGGTAGTATCCCATTCGGCAATCGAATCATTAGGCTGCCTCACGAATAGAGTTGCCACCCCCACTAATACATTTGCTATTGTCTTTGCCATTTATTTACCTCCTTTTGACCTTTTCAGAAATTCTTGATGCCGGGATTCTATCTCGGCTTTCGTGAGTTTGGGTTTCTTCTTTCTTTTTCTTACCACATTGAAACCTCCTATGTTATAATATAATTAACTTGGGTATCTCGGTAGTTTACTACTACATATAGTCGCCCTATACCGCTTGCGAATGGAGACATAGCAGCGGACTTAGTTTCATTTAATCATTATCTCCCAAAAGGACAGGACTCTAAATCTTCCGGGTATTTCGGTATCAACTAAATCCTGCCCCTGTACCTCTTCTATGGCAGATAAGATTGTGTGGGTGCCGACACTCACATTCTGAATGCCCTGGAGGGCATCATATAAAGCCCTATAAATCTCCCTGGCCTCAATGGGGTCATCTGCCCAGCAATCGATTTGAACGCTGGGAGATGGTAAATCAGGAATATATGGAGTAGAGCGCCCACCGCGAGTAAAGAATGTTATATTGGGAAGGTCTGCATTCTCGGGAGCCCGGGGGCAATAGATTCTTTCGTCAACAAGGTCTGTCAAATCATCCTGTGTTAATAGATATGTCCTTAATATAGTATTAATATCAGGCAAACTCATTTTAGATGCTCTTTAACTTTTGAGGCATATTTCTCCGCAGTGAAGTTCTTATCTGAGGCTGGCTTAATATAAGGGCGAGCGGCCATCTTGGAAGTTCCAGTTTCCAGGAATCCGCCATAACCTGAAGTGGAATAGATAGCTCCCTCTGTTTTGGAATCGTCAACCATTCTCTCAGCTCTGCCTTCTCCGCCGCTGGCTACTGCTCCCATGCCTGAAGCCTCACCGACTATTGACCTTCGGTTGTTTCCTGTCAGCCAGGGGGATAATTGAACGGCATCATGGGTAACTGCTACTACAGTATCTCTCATAGCCAATTTATTAGCTTCTGAAACTTGTTTGATTGCCTCATCCACTTTAAGATTCAATTCTATAGAACTACTCATCTTCATTTCACGACCTCAAGAAAACATTGTTTGTGGTGCGCACCTGAATTGTCTTTTCTAAAGACAACTGCAAGAATTTGATATGTCACACAATCAATAATAACCCTATCCTTTTCGGTCACATCTATATCCCCGATAAATAGCTGGTCATAAACAATCACGACTTCCTGGCCAACTTTGATTTCCCTTCCCTGGCCTGAGACATGACGGCATGGTTCATCATCATGGAGAGTCGTCCATGTTTTTGTCGGTTGGCCATAATCATCAACTACGCCTTCTGTAAACCGTTGTATATCGCAGGTGTCGATTAATAGGCTATCATAAGTCATTCGACATCCCCTTCGGCAATCCCCATCAAGTCAGGTTCCGCCCAAGTCATGTAGGGCTTCTCAGCATCATCCTTTCTTAGTTTCGTTGCTAGTTCAAGCATGTTCTTAGAGATTGATTGAGCATAGGAGTAATCGCCTATTCGTTCAGTGCTGGCATTCAGGGCATAAGCGGCAGCCCAACTCTCTAATGCCGCAGCAGCAGCCAAATTAATCGAACCCTCATCAGTTAAGAAAACCTGAAGTTCCTCATCTGTAAAATGACAATCAGCAATATCCTTATCAGAGATAATCAATCTTATTTTGCCGATATCTGTACTTATATCATAAGTATATGCCATGCTCTGCCTCCTTCTAGCATCCGCTTATCCATCTTCCTAATCGTGTCTTTGCCGGGACCAATCTATTGATTTCTGTTCGAACTATGTCTAATCTACTGATTCCCATTCGGGCAATAGTCCGTTTGATGTAAGCCCAAATGTGTTCAAGTAATAAAGCGCATCCATCTTCCTTTAGAAGAATTCCCCCGTCTTCCTTCAAAATTTTACAAGACATTTATCTCCTATTGTCTAAAATGCGTTGGGAGAGGACCTATAAACTCTCCCCAATCCTCAAACATAAAATCTTTGCCAGTGTCACTATTCCAACCACTACCACTGTCCGTACTATACAAATAATTTCCCGAAGTATAAGTAGGCGAGGTTTCATCATCCCGAATAGCTACATAATTACTACCATCACCGCCAGTAGCCCTGACTACTATGGCATATTTTGTGCTTCCAGATAAGTCATATCCTGCACCTAAAGTTATTTCTCGCCACTCTCCCGCAGTGCTAGTTGTTAGTGTGTCTCCATCAATTGTGCCAGAACACAAGTCTGCACCTGTGGGTTTGCCATCAACATCTGTAGCTCTAATCCCCACAGTAAGTGTACCTGGCGAATTAAGTCTGAATAATAGTAATTTGACAGAAGTAATTTTATGACCTCTGGAAGGGGTAAATGTCTGTGCCTTCCAGGTAGTGCCATAAATAGCATCAAAATGGTCATCTCCAGTATTGTAATACTCATATAATTTAGCCATTCAATATTTCCATAGCCAATCTAAATCCTTTTCCTGATAGCATAGTCTCTATTTTTACTTACTCTGGCGACTTCATTTTCTGGCAGTTTATCGCTGGATAGAAGCTCATCACACAGCCTTTCACTCTCTTTATATTCACCTATCCAGTAAGCACATACAGCCAGCTCATCTTTCATACGCCAGTCCCATATTTCAAATTCTACAAATAACCTGTCATTCTCCGGATATGGGACTTTAGCCCCTTGAGAAGCGAGAGCATAGGCATAAGCGTACTGTTTCTTGAGTCGGTAATGTCTTACTATCTGGTAAAGGGCTTCTAGTCTCGTTGGTCTGAAGTTATATGCAGCAATGAAATCCTCTAAGGGGAAAACATTAGTCGCCTTCCACTTACAATTAGCCTTGTAGTACATTGACATATACACTTCCTCACTCCACCCTCCCATCTTGATTCTCTTATCAAAATGGACAATAGCTATCTCATTCTCGCCGGCATCCTTATATGATTGAGCCAAGTAATAGCGATTCCTTGCTGAATCATCTCCGTTTAATATCTCCTGCTCAATGTCAATAGCATCCTGCATATACTTCTTATAAGGTTCGACATGACTCCTTGCTCCTTCTTGGGGATGCGAGAGAATCTCCAATTCCTTCAAGTTCTCAGTGTGAGAATTTGGGCAAGTCCAAAAAGCGTGTTTCTTATGCACTACTGTCCACTGTTTTTTGAGACTACAGAGAGCGAGTTTCTGGAATTTAATCCCCCCGTAATTCACCATTAAGTAATAACCATCGGCAGTGAGCTTAGGCAGTTTATCCTTGACCACAATCTCATCCTTAGCATCCATTATGAGAGCATAGCCCGCCTCACATTCATTGAATATTTTCTGCTTGCCATTGGCCAGGCCATTATTCTTCCACTTCTGGATTACGCCGGGAAGGTTCGCTAACTTCTGCTTACAAATACTTTCCGTATCATCTGTGGTTGTATCATCTATCAATATAAAGTAAGATGATATTATCGGTAAGCAGGAGTCAATTAATCTTCCTATTACCCTTTCTTCGTTTTTAGCGTGTAGACATAAGCAAATATTCATATTGTTCCCTCTGACTCTGTTGGACCTCTCATACTTTCTATTTGTTGCCAGTCTTTATCTATAACTTTACAGTTTTGTTCCAAATTTACACATGATTGAGGGTTAACTATAATTTGCAATTTTCTTTCCTTTATATCAAAGCTAAGTAAGATAACGCCACCTAATTTGGAGCAGGAAATCAAAATCTCTTGGTTGTCTATATCCAGCTCATATTCTTCAACTATGCAATTATATCTAACTTCATTCATTTAACTTGCAGGTACAAACAAATGTCCATAGTTCCAGTCTCCATCTATGAATATTCCTTCTACCTTTGGTACTTCAGCAAACCGCCCATGAAGCTCAATTAGCTTCCAGCAATTCTGATTACAGCCTGCCAAAACTTTACTCTCATACCCCTCCACATCAATCTTGATGCCACTTGGATATATCCCGCTCAATTCACAATACCTGTCTATCGTTGTAGTTTGCACAGGTATAGCTTTACCTACCCCGTCCCTATGTATCATATTCATCATTGAAGCACCGAGTATCCTGTCAAGTTCCTTAGGTTGGTAAGAATAGAGCGTTTCAATGGATTCCCTATCTGAAAGAGCAAGGGATTCCACCATCACGTTGTCTATGTCATTTGATTCCAAGTTAGCGATAAGGATTTCTCTTGATTCCTGGCTTGGCTCAAAAGCTACAACCTGCTTTGCCAAGTGAGACAACAAGAGCGTGTAAACTCCTATCCAAGCTCCTACATCAAAGATAATATCAGTGGGTTTGACAATATCTATCAGCTTTTCGATAACCGGCAACTCCCACTGCCCGTTCTCAACCTTCTGCCAGAATGGATGGTCATTAACCTCGAACTCTTTATTTAAGATAGGATATTTCAAAATTCTCCTTACTTAATATAAGCAAAAAGTTTGCAG